TTGCGGTTGTATTTCACGGCTTCGGTCTCTCCGCCTTCAACAAGAGCCTCCTTCTTATCGCCCTTGGTAGGGTTAAGCTGAAGGGTGCCATCCACAGGAGTTGGAATCTCAATCCAAGTGGAAGGCTCACCATTTACAAGTTTGGAGATCCAATGCTTATTTTTTCCCCATGCTAATTCCATATATTTTTACTCGTTACAATAGTGATACAAAATTTTGTTATTGATAAAATGCTCGTTCTTGCCGGGAACCTCGAAGGCTCTTTGATCAGCGAGAGTAAGGCGATACCCTTTCCCTCTGGCAAGGTCGAAAGCATTTTTCGATAGTGTCATAAGCTCCTTGAGACGGATGGTGTTCTCTTCGTATTGGTTGCCGCGCTTCACGTCCGCGACATACACATTTACATTGAGATACAATTCCTGAACCTGTACATCGGGATTCTCGCCCAAAACAGAGATTACGACATCCTCCTTGTCGGAATCGTCCGGTCGAAGCGTCTTTGACAGCTTCCCACTGATATTCTTTACCAAATCGGAATCTTTCAGAAGATGATAAATATCATCCTTTATCTCCATTTCGTTTTTCATAACCCCAATTGTTGATATAGTTTGGTTATCCGTCTTATTGCCCTCTCTTTCGCTCTGTCAAGATATTTCTGAACCTCACGTTTCGCCCAAATCTCGGTGGTGGCAAGCACGTCCTTGCCGTTCCTTGCTTCCACGGCATCGGCATAATCCATTCCGGCTACCACTACCAAGGCGAATGTCTCGGCATATTTGGTCGCAAGTTCATCGATTATCCTTTTGCCCTCGGCGGCTCCTTGAGAACCGTTCTTCACGACATCGAAAGTGGATTCAATAACCTTGCGTCCCTGTCCGTAGATGGCATATCCGATGGAACTTCTAAGGTTCCCGGTCTGGTCGAACCATGACGCTTCTCCGCTGCGGTCGCGAATCTTGACGATACATTGCTCTCCAAGATAAGCCAACGCCCTGGCAATCTCCTCTTGCAGGATTTTGGGAACGTCAACCATCAGCCCGTTGAAAGCATTGAGATTATCGCATTTAATAGCCATCACACCCAAATTTTGGATTGATGTTGCCAGCGGTGAAACCCTTTGACCTGAAACACTCTCTCAATCCCCAGCACGTTCAATTTCACGTCCTCGCCGATTTGAAACTCCCTACAGTTGGAAGGAAGCCGACCGACCTCGTATGAATAATGGGCGGTCGTGCCATCGGCGTAGGTTATCAAATCGGCTTTCCCGGAAGGGACGGCATGACATTCAATCGGGTCGCTCCATCCGGATTCGCCTTCATGCCAGTCACCGTTATCGTCCTCGTAACCGTCGGAGATTACGCGGTACGATAACGTGTGTGGAATCAAGTTGATGACTGACATTTTTCAAACCTAAAATGAAAGAGAACTTTTTTTACCTGTAGATTATTTCCATCCCACATACACCTTCGGCTGGTCAAGTTTCTTCTCTTCCTCGCCGATGGAGGAATATATGTAGTTGGCTTTTTTAAGAATAAGGTCGCGGTCTTGGAGCGAGATTGAAATATCTGACTCGGAGAAGTTCGGAGCCTCTACAAGAGAGTAGAGACAATCGGCAATCGCACCGTTGAACTCCGGGGAGTCAAGGATTTCTGCGGTTATCTCACCGCTTCCGTCAAGACCCCTCCGCATGAGCTTGTTTTCAATCTTTCCATCCTTGATGGGATAGTCGATTTCGTCTTTCAGTGCCTGTGCGATTGTTCTCATATCCTTTTACTCGCTTGCGGTTGGTGCTTTATGAACCTCGACATCTGCTTTCAGGGCAGCTTCGTCAGCTTTTGAAAGACTGTTGACAGCCTTGATCACTGCGGCATCGGAAGCGTTGCTCTTGATGCCGGGAACGTATGCCTTAAGCGCAGCGATAAACTCCGGTTTCTTATAGGTGGTTCCCCAAACCGTGACCTTGACATCGGAGGTATCCTTTGCCTCCTCAGTCTCGTCAACAACCTGAGCCTCGGTGATATCCTGATAATAAATCTGGTCAACACCCTCGATAACGGTAAGAGCCATCATCTGTCCGGCGGTTGTCTCTGTAAGCGGGTTGGTCGTGCGGAACTTGCTGATAAGCTTGTACTCGTCGACGGTCTGATAGTTCACACCTTCAACGGGCGCGGTCTTCTCTGCGAGTGTACCCCAAACGAGCTTACCGACCATGGTGGTGGTCAGATAGACCACTCGGTTGGTGTTCCAAGGCTTCACGCTCTTCTGCTTGCCGTTTTTCTCGAAGATGCATGAACGGTTGATTACAAGGAAGTCGATGTCTCCGTATTGATCTTTGAAAGCCTCGTTAAACTTGGACTGAGACGGAACGGGAAGCGTGGTATTGGAATCGAACGTCTGTCCGTTGTATGATGCGACAAGTTCCTTTGCCCCGCGCGTGTTTCGGAGAGACTTGTAACGCTGCGCGTCGATGACGATTGTCGTAATTACGTCTCCGGCTACGGATGCCGCGTCAAGAACACGCTCAATATCGTCAAGAGTTAGCTCGCCGGGAGTCTCCACACCGAAGCCGTTCTTTTCGAGATAGCCGAAGTTGATGCGGAGTGCGGTTCCAGTGTTGTTATCATCCTTGACCGCAACAATGCCCTCACATAGTGCCGTGAGGAAGTTAAACTCGTTGGCTTCGTCAAGACCGATGGAACAGAAGACCGGGTCTGCCGACAACTTGGCGGCTACCTGCTTCCATTGGTCGTTCTGCGCCTTCATGATATTGATGGCATTGATGTCGGATTCTTCCATCGTCCGTGCGAAACCCACCTTCGGAAGTTTGCCGGACGCGCTTGCGATGGAGTCACGCTTCTTGATCGGGAGCGGAGAGTTCATCGAAATGGTGTCTGCCATAACATAACGGGTATCCACCGATGCGGTGTTCCATGTCTGATCGGGCGAGTAAAGACGCGAAAGCATCGTCTTGTGAAGATATGTGCGCTGCTTGCGTCCGTTGCGCTCGCCACGCTCTTTCTCCACAAGGTTCTGAAGCTTGGGGAATATACGGTCGTTTAATTCTGAGAATTGTGATGCAATCATAAGTCAGTGTACCTCCTTTCTTTAGTCGTGCATGAAATAAAGTGAGGGAAGAGCCGCCTTAAGAGCGGTTTTCAGCGCGTCTGTCAACGGATAAGGCATCGCCTTGTCGTTGATCTCGCCGTCATACTGAATAGCGGCACGCGGGTCTTTCGCGGTCACGGTTCGCACGAGGATTCCGGCATACTCAAATCCGGTAGTAAGAGTACCGAATACGCCGTTCGATACGGGCATCGGGCGATAGTCGTTATCATCGGTCGTGCTCTTGATTATGATATGACCGCCAACAACCTTATCTGCGGTGAATCCGGTCATGTTGAGAGTGCGTCCGCCGATGATGCGACCGCCTTTCCTGCGGATAAGGATGGTTTCAAGCCCATCGTCAAACGTCTCGTTGGTTAAGTTTAAATCTGCTGTTGCCATTGTAAGTCAGTGGTTAAAGTTTCAGCTTCGATTGTCACGGCAATGTGTCAACAATCGCGTCAATCTCGGCATCGGTTAATTCCGGCAGGTCTTTCCCTCCTTTGCCGCCGTTTCCGGCTCCAGGAGGTGTGCCACCCAGACCTTTGTCAGCCAATTCCTGATTGTAGGATTTCAAATCCTCCTCGACTTCGGAAAGATACTCGTCAAACTCCTCGTCGGTTTCAAATTTCATCTTTGCAAAACCTTTGATTATCTGTTTGCCGAATGTTCCGGAATCTTTGAGAAGTTTTTCCAGCTTGCCTTTGCGCGTCTCTGTGGTACGCGCACCCTCGATAGCGGCGAATCGAGCTTCCTGCTGCTCGCGATAGGTCTTGAACCATTTCGGCTCTTCGTCCTCTTTGGGCTTGGCAGGCTTCTGTTTTGACTTTGGGGTCTGTTTTGAAGCGGGCGACTCGTCATCGTCCTCTTCGCCGTCTTCATCATCGTCGCCGTTCTTCTGAGAGTCGTTTATTACGCGGTTGGCATACGACCGACCGGCTTCGAGGTAAGGAATAACCGCATCAATGGCTTCATCTATGGCCGCGTTTATATCCTCATCGGAGGCATCTTCTTCAAGCGTCAGGCTGTCGGCAATCTTGGCGGCGACACCCTTTAGCTCCTTTTGATTGAACCCGAACGCCTTCACTTTCGGTTTCAACCTCGACATCACTGTCTTAAATCTTTTGTTCATTGCGCGCAAATAAAATTGTAAGTTGGTGGTTGATTCAAAATCGCAGAATGCATATTTCACTATTACATTTTTTGAATCTTTTGTTTAATGTGCAAAAATAATAAAATCTTATAAGCGCACAAAATTATTCCGCTAAAAAATTTAACCTCAATTGTCTTGTCTCTTATTTTAAGAGTTAGAATATTGATACATATTATAATTATTTTACTATTTTACTTGCATATTATGATAATATTACGTAATTTTGGGCATTCAAATTAATCTAATAGACACTTTATGAAATAATGAAGCTATGATTAACCTGCTTTACATAGACCTCTTTTGCGGTGCCGGAGGCACCTCCACCGGCGTTAACTCCGCACGCCTCGATGGAGAAGAGTGCGCCAAGGTCATTGCATGTGTCAACCACGATGCCAACGCCATAGCCTCCCATGCATCCAACCATCCTGACGCACTCCACTTCACCGAAGACATCCGCACGCTTGAACTGTCACCGCTTGTTAGCCATCTCAGGAAATGCCGTGCCGAGAACCCAGAAGCACTTACCGTATTGTGGGCGTCTCTTGAATGTACTAATTTCAGCCGTGCCAAAGGCGGACAGCCACGGGATGCAGATAGCCGGACTCTTGCCGAGCACCTGTTCCGATACATCGAAGCAATCAATCCGGACTACATTCAGATTGAAAACGTGGAGGAATTCATGTCGTGGGGCGATGTAGACCAAAACGGCAAACCTGTATCGAAAGACAAGGGTCGCAGCTACATGCGGTGGGTCAGGAATGTGAAAAGATACGGTTATGAATTTGATCACCGGATAATGAATGCCGCCGATTACGGCGCCTACACGTCTCGGAAACGTTTCTTCGGGATATTCGCCCGAAAGGGTCTTCCGATTGTATTTCCGGAGCCGACTCACTGTAAGAACGGAAGCCACAACCTCTTCACAGAGCTGCTGCCATGGAAGCCTGTGCGTGAAGTCCTTGATTTTTCTAATGAGGGCAGAAGTATTTTCGATCGGGAGAAACCATTGTCAGAAAAGACACTTGAGCGCATCTATGCCGGACTGATCAAGTTTGTTGCCGGAGGAAAAGACGCCTTCATGGTGAAATATAATTCCATGAATCAAAATGGAAAATATATACCTCCGTCGCTTGACGATCCTTGCCCGACCGTAGCAACGCAAGGGCGCCTCGCACTCGCCAAGGTGTCATTCCTATCCAAGCAGTTCGGTGGCAACCCCGAAGACAAGAACATTTCGGTTGACGGCCATGCGGGGACAATTACCACCGTCGACCATCATGCTTTCGTTTCCGTGCATTACGGCAATGGCTTCAATATCTCCTGCAAGTCTCCTGCCGCAACGCTAACCACAAAAGACCGTATGGCTCTTGTACAGATGTCGTTCCTCGATATGCAGTATGGAACCGGAGTTCCGGTGTCCCTCGACACGGCAGCGGGAACTCTCACAACGAATCCAAAACACAATCTCGTCACGTGCGATCGATTCCTGATGAACCCGCAGTTCAATTCGCCCGGCTCTTCTGTTGACAAGCCATGCTTCACGCTGATCGCACGTATGGATAAGCGTCCACCGTGTCTTGTAGTCACCGAAACCGGAGATGTGGCTATTCAGATCCTATGCGATGACAGTCCCATGACGGTCAAGATAAAGGAATTTATGGCAATGTATGGCATCATCGACATAAAGATGCGAATGCTTGCTATCGATGAAATGAAACTGATCCAAGGCTTTCCCAAGGATTACATCCTCATCGGCACCCAGGCGGAGCAAAAGAAATTCCTCGGCAACGCAGTGGAAGTCACTATTGCCCGGAAGCTGTGCGAAGCTCTGTGTGCCGGACTTCGCGATTTCGATTTCGCCAAATATAACTCCAAACGGGCTGCATAATGGAAAGATTGCTGAAATTTAGAGGACTTAGAAACAATGGTGAATGGATTTATGGCGGTTTCTGCCGCCGATGGAACAATAAGCCGTGCATCGTTGTCTATAACCCCAAAGAGCAGCAAGATGACCCTAATTCTTATGAGGATGATTGGGACATCTATGTTGATGTGTATGAAGATACGATTGGTCAGTTCACCGGCATGCTCGACAAGAACGGCAAAGAAATCTACGAGGGCGACATAATCCGTATTGACTCCCATGCTTGGCTTGATTGGAAAGAGCTTGACAGCGTAAATGCCGAAGTGATTTTTGAGGAGTATATGTTTGATGCAAGGTGGAGGAATCCCGATGCAGGGCAGCCTATTCCATTTCACCCTGATGATGACCCTGATTATGAATCGGAGTATATCTGTGAAATGCTTGCAAATCTACCGAATACCATTGAGGTTATCGGCAATATCTATAATAACCCCGAATTAATCAAATAATAATATGGAAAGCAAGAAAGTAATCCATATGCATCTCATAGGTCAGTCATTCAACGGGCAGACCGACTTCTATTTTGGGAGCGTTGCGGCGGTCTATGAGACGCTGAACCATTACGTCCTCGGCGTCAGATACCGCACGCTCATGCAGTCGCTATGTGACAACGGAGGGGAGTTTGAGAACGCCCGGTGCCGCGTAACTTCGGGAGAGATAATCAGGAAAACGAGAAGAAATCAAACAGACAGACCATGACCCGGCTTGAAAGATACAGAGAGCAGCTTGCGAAGCTGGAGGAAAAGAGAAGCAGACTTCTGAGGAGCGGACGTTTCATCGAAGCCAACAATCTTAACAACGACCTCCGGGAGGTTGAAATGCTTATCAGGCAAGCTGAGGAATACGAGGAAGCGACCAAGCCGAAGCCGCTGAAAGACATAGTGACCAAGAAACAGCTTAACGAGATGGGCATCATTCCGCTGATGATAGAATGTCATCTCGCCGCCGACTTCCTGACGGGCGTTGCTTATTCGGTGGTTGACATCTGTAAGAAACACGGCTTCTCGGACGTGGTGCTCATGCCTGACTTACAGGACATCATCAAAAAAACGGAGAAGTTTGCATCTTTTCTGACCAAGGTCAGTCCTGAGTTATGCAAACTTGTTACCGAGAACGACACGTTCAACGAATCCGTACATAAGAAATATCTGAAATATATCGAACAGAGATTGAAATGAAAGTATTTATAAACAAACCGACCGGAGGTCATGTCGGCGGCTTGATTGTCGTAGCAGCCAACTCTCCGATGGAGGCACATGGCACAATGTGTGTCGAAGATGAAAGCCTTACATATTGGTATGAGGCGAACGGATGGCATGAATTAACGGGAGTGGTCTCAGACGCAGAAATGCCAAGAGTGCTTGCACATGGTGAGCATGAGGGATAATCAAATTTAATTGCTAAATTTGCGACATGTAAAATAAAGAGTAACTATGACCAAATCAGATAATGTCAATGCAATCCCCGGCAAAGTAAGGGACGCTTTCAAACTCCTTTATGGCGGCGAGATTGTGCGTCTTGGCGAACGTGACGGAGCGGAATACTATCTGTATCAGTTCCCGGAAGGGGCGATAACCGGATTCCCGCAGGTTGTTTCATACAAAAATAAAGCCGCCACACCCATTGAAGGTATGGCGGCGGTAAAGATTGTCTCGTCATTTCTTACTGAAGATTGAGATAAACCGCATATCGAACAATTTATCATCGACTCGCAGAATGGCTCCGCGTCCCATGATACTCATGCCTTCCGCGAGTTTTTTCAGTTCCCACCGGGCAATTCCCTTTTCGTCCCATTGCGGTTCAATGTATTCCAGAGAACCGTCTGAAAATCTTTGAACGATGGTTGCGTGTCCTCCGGCTCCTTTCCATGAAGTCACGACTTCGTAAATCCCAGGCTCCTTGCAGTATTCCTCAAACAATTCAATATATCGCCCTTCGGTCATGCGCTTATAACCTTTAGAAGACATCCATTCTCCAAATTTAAGAGGTTCAACCGCGCTGCCGTCAGTATTGAGCCAGCAATCAAATGAATTTGTCTTATAATATGTGGGGTCATTCCTACGGAACCATCCCGTTGCAAGATTATCTGACGGCAATCCTTTGGCTCTTCCTTTAGCATATAAGTCGAAACCCTGACACCGCAAAACATAAGCCGGAGCGCATGTCTGGCAATTAATACTCGTCGGGGAATTGGGTTTATAATTAGGATTGGCTTTCAAGATGTCTGCCTCGGTACACGTCATAAGACCGCCACGTTTGATTCCAATAGTCTTTTCAATCTCCGCAAACCGTTTTATTTGTTCGGTTGTGAAAGTCAATCCGGAGGTCTGCGCTTTCATTTCCTTTTCAAACATAGCCTTTACGAGAGCATAATCATTTTTGAACGCCTTGAAGTTGGATGATGCAATATCATCTTTAAGCATTAGCGCGAGGCTCTGATAATTGTTGTCGGTTATCAATCCTAACCGGTTGGCGGTCGTTATGGTATCGTTCAGCAGCTTGTTGTTCCATGCCGTTTGAATACGCTCCACATCTTCCGGCTTCCTTGCCGCATGACGTTCTTTAGCAATCTCCTGCGGCGTTTTCTTTCGCTCCTCAGCTCTCTTGTCTTCCAAAATACGGTTAACCTCGGCACGGTTATCTGCAATGAAATAAGGCAGCTTGCCCCTCTCAGCGGCTTTGTCGATGCGCTCCTTATTGTCCTTGACCCAATCCTTGAACCCTTGCGGCACGTCATCGACCTCGTTGACGCTCTTTGCGTCATCGTCATCGTCAAAGAACTCATCTTCGGTCTTGAGGATGGGGATGGTGTAGCACATACATTGAGGATGCCACCCCATGAACTTGAAATCCTTGCGGTATTTACCTTTCAGGCAGTCGCAGATGTCCTCAACGTGCTTGCCGTTCTGGGTTATCTTGACCTCATACCCAACGACAAAATCGAACGACTTCCACCGCTCCTGCTCCGCCTTCCGGTAAGCCATGTTTATCTCCGTCCGCGCCAACCGCTGGGCGTTGCGTGCCGATGAACGATAGACTCCGCGCCCCGGATGGTATGCTTTCGGGTCGGCATCGATGAAATGAACCTTGCCGTTTGCGTCCGTGACCTTCTGTTTCCACTTGCGCTGCCAATTTCCTTCTTCGTCCTTATAGCGGAACCTCCGGAACATCTTGTCAGGCTCGTTGAGATACGTCTTGATGTCGGCGGCAAGCTCCATCGCGGACGTTCCAGGCTCGATCGCCGCGCTCAAAGCCATTTCCAACTCGGTTTTGTACTGCTCCGAGAGATTCCACACCCTTTTCGAGAGATTCATGCCGCCAGCCTTACGCTGCTGGAACGCTTTCAGCGCGTCTGGGTCGGTCTGAAAGTACCGCGCATATTCCTCCCCCGCTTTCGTGGTTCCGGTGTAGGCTTTCAGCAGCTTTTGAGCCACCAAGTCCTGCACAAGGTTCGATTCCTTCCATTCCGCCGAAGTTCCAGCCATCACGATTCCCTTCATGTCAGAGACATACTGCTCTTGCAAATCTTTTAACGCCTTGCGTGTCTCTGGATAGTCAGACCACAGGAATTGCGTCGCCGGGTCATGCCCAGTGGATAAGGCGATTTTCGCCGCCTCTTTGTTCAGCTTGTCGTAAAGCTGATTTATGAGGGCAGCGTAACGCTCGATCCGCTTGCGGTGTTCAAGAGCCGCCTTGCGTGAGTTGGGAATCTTCGGCTTCGGCATAGCGGCTATATCATTTTTTCTTTATCTTGCTTTGGAGGAATAAATTCTATATATCCTCCCACGCTTATTTCATCACCTGATTTTTCAATCATCCAATTAATAATATCGTCAGGATTCTCTCTGATTGCTCGAATCATGCTTTCGATAACCTTTCTCTTTTCAAATTCGATGTCAACCTCATGTTGCAACCCTTTGAATTTGACACCTAATCTATTCAGTAAATCTCTTTTCATTTGATTATTTGGTTTTATGTTTAAACTCTTCCGGATAATAGTCTTCGTCATCCACATCCACCGGATCGGACGGAATGGCATTGAAGCCTATGGTCTTTTTTTGTCGGCACCTTTCGTGAAGTCGTGCCGATGGTAGACTGTCAGACCAAACAATTTGACGGTCTTGTGCCAATGATCACCCTCGTCATGGATGGAGACTTCAATGATGGTCATGCTCTTTTCTCTTGAGTGTTATTCCATAGCACTTGCAATGTGCGTCAAGTTTCGCATAAAGCGCGTCAAACTCCCTTGCTATGCGTCTTCGCTCACGGCGTTGACCCATGCCAAGCAGCTTGCGGTATTGGTGATGAAGTTCATACATTCGGTCAAGCATCCTCTGTGCATCCTTGACGGGTTTCAGATGCGCAAAGTCATACCACGGCTTCTCTAATTGCGGTGCCTCAAACGTCATTGAGTAGGTGTTCTTTGCCGGAGGTATCGGTTCGCTGTCCTCTGACTCAATTTTCAGGCTCCCTTCCACTATATTCAACGGCTTCATTTCACCGCCCGGCTCACCCATCAGTATTTCGGGACTTCCGAACAACTTGTCTGTATCTTTGTCGCCCATAGTCAGTCGTAGTAGGTTTTGATTTTCTTTGATTGAAGGAAAGCATAAAATTCGCCCTTGTCCTTGATGATTGATACAAGCTCATAGTCGCAGCATTCCCACTTCTCACATAGACGGTCATACAGCTCGTCAGCGGATTTTGCTACAATAGCGACTTTCCGCACTCCATACGCCGAAGCATACCCTTTCTCCACGACTCGTTTGCCCTGCCTAACTTCCAGGACTATCCGCGCAAACAACAGCACGGCTATTATTGATAGTAGGATATTGGTCATAGTCAGTCCTCCTTGCTAAAGTGAATATCTATATTGTATGACACATCGGGCGACCTCCATTCCTCGCCACAGTCTGTCTCAAATCGGCGAATATCAGTATCTACACAAAACCCAATCGCGCCGACATCAAACTTGTGCGCAACGACTTCTGAAAGTCCTTTGAGGTAGATTTTCAACTCGTCTGCAATTTCCTCTTTCAGACCCTTAATTTGTCCGAGGGTCATATCTTCAATTTTATGCTTAAGAGCATTTTCGTTCATATCAGTCTTTCTTCCGTTTATCAAATCTCCTCATTCTCGCGCAGTCGCAGTCGGGAGTGCAGTTGATGTCGATATAAGCAGTGTGCTTGGCATAAGGGAAGCCATACAAAGGCATACACGACCCCGATTGCTTGCGACAATGACCATTCGGCTCGGCATAGTGCTTACACTTCATTCGGTATGTCTCCCTTTCAAAAGATTCCATCAATTTGTAATTTTAATCAGTCCGAGATTGACCTCGTCTTCTTCCGATAGTCGAATCTCCATGCCGCAGCAAGGGCAGAAGACCAACTTTTCAGAATCCGGATCACAAGCATGTAGATATTCCACTTCGCGCAAATCGAAACGGAACTCGCACCCGCATCGCACGCATTTCTTCTCAATCATCGGCAGTGTGCCGTTCTTGATAATTTCTTTTGCCATATCACTCTTCGTCAAGTTTCTTTATCTCGGATTCGAGAGCGTCCACAATGACTTGTTTGATGTGTGAGGGCATTGAATATATATCCTGCAAGGGACGAATTGTGCCATTATTTATATGAACTAAACCACACACAAAATCCACTTTATCCTCTTGCAGAGAATTGAAGCGGTCTCTCCACTCTTTCAACTCGTCATACTTACGCAGCTTGTCACGCCCTTTTAATAATTCTTTCAGTTTCATATCGGTTGTTTTATTTATTCATTAGTTTCAAATATCGTTCGTATTGCCCCTTTGGAACAAAGAGCTTTTCTTCCCGCTCAAGAGCATTGTTGGTTGCCGAGAATGTGCTTTTACGCTTACGGCTCGCAATACATACAAACCTGTCCTCCGGCATCCAATACTCGCTTATCACCACTATTGCGGTCTGTTTCTCGCACCAATCGTAAAAGGATTCATAGTCGAAATTAAGACCATATCCAGCCGTGCCTTTATATGGAGGGTCACAATAAATAATGCTGTCAGGCAATATCTCCAAATCGCGATAATCGCCTATACTTACACACAACTCACTCATGGCTTGTACCTCCCCCCGATTTTCAGAGAATTGGACGCTTCCAAGTGCTGCAATCTTTCCGGTTCTCTAATTGTGTTCAAAATCAGTTAGTCTCATAATTCTATTCCGTTGATATACGCCGCTCTTTCCGCAGATTCTATTCTATAACATTGACCATTATAAGCCTTTGTTTCGCCTCCTCCGCTTGATTGTCTTTCAGAAATCGGGGGGGGGGTAATTGATTGACTGCGGGTTAACACCCCAATCTTCTCCATTTCGCGAATGACGGCTTTAAACTTAAGTCTCCGCTCGTTGGGAGTTGGCGCATAGAGCATTTCATGCACGGCTTTCTTATATGGCTCAATCTCCCGCGAATAAAGATAATTACACCCGTTATTTCCAAACGACCACACAATGCGCACGAATGGATCGGAATCCTTAAGCCGATAGAAATCTTCACGGCTTATCCATCTGCTTTCATTCTCATATTTGCCGTCAAGAGCGTCTTTAAAGAGCGTCACGCTGTCGGTGATGTCATTGGCATGGACTTTCTTGAACTTGTCAGACAACAGTGCTGCATGTGTCACTGCACAACCTCCGGCAAAGACATCGTAAAGATGTTCTGCGCTTGGCAGATGTTCCAAAACCCATTCAGCAAGTTTACTCTTTGAACCTTGGTAAGGCAACCCGTATTTCTTCATGACAACATAGGTTAATTATACATATCCATAGCTGATTCCACGCTTCGCTTCGTAGCTTCGGCTTCCTCATCGCGGATATAATTCATCGTCTTGGTCGGGTCAGCCGACAATCCGGCAAGCTGAATCGACTCCTGCTGGCTGATTACCGGCTTGCCTCCGTTCGCCTTGACATACTTGTTTATCTCGGCTTCCTCGCTCTTGAGCTGGAACGGGGTAATGATATGCTCGACACCCACATTATCAATCTCGGATGCCCATTCTACCTTCATCTGCTTAAGGAATGCCTTGATGATGTTGCATTCACGCTCCAACGCTTCAACCCACGTCCCTTCCTCGTCACCGATTTTGAGGTGAGCGTCCATAAATAGTGTCTGCCGGGCATCGTAGCCGATATTACCGAGGTCTTTCATGTTCTGAAAGCTGATGTCGGGCATCTGCGCCTGGCTCCAATAAAGGTCGGTCTCGGTCTTGACCTGATAACTCAACGCTTCGATAGCCTGCTGCCATTCAACATAACCTATGTCACCCCCTTGCTCCACACGATAGACGCGCTGGGATTCGCCTTTCTCCTCCCGATTCCCCATAAGCTCACCAATAATCTTCAGCAATGGTGCGGAATTGTAGCCTATCACGTCAGAATTTCGAGAGATGGTGTATTCAATATCCTCACGAAGTTCCGAAAGGTCTTGATAAATCGGCTCCTCGCGTGAAACATACACCCCCGGAATCTTGCCGATTTTGATTTCCTCGTTGACCTTTTCCTCCCATCCCTGGTCAGCCATCATCCATTTGAAGTGACGGTCGGCGGTGTAAGTCTCGAAGAACGTACGCATCTGATTCAGCACGCGCTTCTGATACCGGAACGACAACGCCACCAAATCATCGGAATCATCGAAGTAAGGGAAAAGTTTGGTGCCGTCTTTCGGGGAGTAGCTCTTACATTTAAGTTTCCACTTGCAGGGGAAGCCGTAGAGCGTGTTTGGAGCCTCTACCGTGTACCAGATGATCAACACCTC